TCATGTAGTCTCCTATGAGATTTTGTGGATGGCTACCCAGACAAGAGAACTATCAGAAAGAAGGTTTCTTGCTGCCCCTGTAAAATTGTTAGCTCTAATGCTTATTGTATCTCCAGCATTTAATTGTATATCAGCAGAACCGCCCATCGAAGGAAAAACGTTACCGCCAGTTGGAACAGTCATTCTACCAATCTCGCAAACATAATTGTTGTTTTTATACAAAGCTGTAGGCATATCAAGTGGAGCGGACACGGAGAAAAAATTGTACAAAAGACGAAAAGATACGTTGTAAATTCCAGCAACAGGGGCAGTAAACACCCAGTTTGTTCCAGTTGTCACTGCATTATGAGTGTCATAATCTTTTATGTTAAAATTTACCGTTGTATATGTGTCAATCGGGATTGATTGCCCGCTCGACGTTCTATACCTCGCAGCCACCACTTCACCCATCGCAATGGTCTGTGGGGATTGTACTTTAAAAATACTTACATAAGTTCTCATTATGCCGCCTTCAAGAAAGTAGGCATTTGAACTATTGTTCCCAGCTCCAAAAACAAGGATTTCTACTACATCACCCGCTTTTAGATAAAAAACATCATTACATATAAGGTCTTGCCGTGATCCGGCAAATGGGGTTGATATCCCCTCAGATCGTACAGAATTATTTATTCTTATTGCTACTGCATAAAAGTTGTTTAAAACATTGCTGCCAGATAAACGTAAATTGGCATTTATTCGATAATAGCCAGCAGAAGGGCATATCCATCGATTATTTGAGACGTCAAAGCTGTTTGTTGTGTCTATTTCAACATGAGAAAATTGAACTTTAACTGAGTTGCCATTTGTGTTTACCGATTGATCGGTGTTTCTATAAGCTCTACAAACAATCTCCCGCCCATCATACCCATCGCTCATCTTTACTGAAGACGACCAGCCTTGGATGGGGGCTTCGAGCTGACAAAAAAACTCGTCTCCAGCTCCCCAAGTAAAAGGGAAGTTTGATTGCACTCTGTTTGAAATATTATCACTTATCCTTCTTGCTGCAAAATGGAAGGTATTTGATGTGCCATCTATTACAATAGTTCCGACTTCTCTTTGATTAGTTCCGCCTTCATCAAAACAATCAAAAACGCCTATCCTATCAAAGCCAAAAGGTATTTTCGTAAAATCAAATGCTCGTCCGCTCGGCAATGAGGCAAAAAAGTAACTAGACCCCATTGAAAATCCAGAGCTTCCAAACTTAAAGCTACCACGAACCTGAATACTATCCCCGACACGTCTCCAATACCATTTATTAAAAACACCGCCGCCTGTACCAACACTAAAGCCAGAGTTGAAAGTCGGTGTATACTCCACCCAATCCGTAATTGGTGTGCCGTAAACGTACTTACTTGGAGCGACTACCACGTTGTCCACCTTCAAACTCCACGCACTGGAATTTGTAGTGGCTACGTGAAAAATCAAACGATAGTTTGTGCTAGCTGCGCTTGTTTGAAAGTAGCCGCTAAAACGATCGGCTATATTTGTAGCATTGGCATATAATTTAAAAGTAGATGGCTCAATTAGTTGGTTAGCATCAACATCATAAATGTAAACGATCAAATCTGAATCAGCTGTGTTAGTTCCAGCATTAAATGTTCCGCTGTTGACAAGATAATCAAACTCAATCTTTAAAACACGAGCACGTGAAGCTCTATCGATTGCAAAGTTAACGCTAACACCCTCACCTTGTAAGTTTCCAGAAGGTTTAGAGATGATTAAACTATTATTGCCTGATAATGGTGTAGTATTTGAAGTTGTGATTGTAACAGAAGGCGAACCACCTGTACCATCTTGTGGGCGAGATTGAGCTGCGTCCTTATATGTAGCAAAGCCAGCTGTACCATTTTCACCATCCCATGAAGCGTTAGCAAGCTGTAGAAAATTAAGTTCTCCGCCACCTGAGCCAAGTTCTTTTAAATTGGTACCATCATCATACAACACCTTATCCCCATCGGTGTCATACACTAAGGTACCCTCTTTACGAGTGAGAGCATTTAAGTTAGTTCGAGTATTTTTAGGAAGTGTTATTCGATTGGAGTTGGAAGCTGTACCCCCGTCAATGTCTTTATTTGTAATTACTTGGGAGGCATCAATAGTCACAATGTCTGAAGAGTTGGGTAAGTTGTTGCCTGAAACTACCACACCTGAAGCATCTCTACGAATTACTTTGTTAGCGTTAGCGACGTCTGTTTTTAACGAAGTTAAAGACAGATCTTGTACAGTATTATCATCGCCATCAATAGTCTTGTTTGTTAATGTTTGGGTAGAATCGACAGTAACTAAATCTGATGAATTTGGTAGGTTGTTGTCAGAGACAACTACACCCGATGCATTCCTACGAATGACTTTGTTAGCATTAGGTAAGTCTGTTTTTAAAGACGTTAGGGCTAAGTCTTGAACGGTGTTGTCGTCACCATCGATAGTTTTATTTGTTAGAGTTTGAGATCCGGCCTCTGTAACAATTATACCGCTAGAAGGGAACGTAACTGCTGTATTATCTGCTCCCGTACCTCCCCTAGACTTGGCTAGATACTGTTCGGAGCTTAAAACCCCAGATCCATCGTTTATAACGACATGGTTGGCTGAACCAGAAGCAATCTTAGATCTGGCTATGGCAGCTGCGGCAGCTATATGAGAATCTGTTATAGAGCCAGATACGATGTCTGCTGATATGTTAGTACCTGTTAAGGTTAAGTCTACCGTAGCTGTATCAGATACACTGATTTCGTTTTGTAGGGTTGTACCGTTAAACTGTAACGTATTCCCGTTTAAGGATAGCGTTAGGTCAGCTGTATTATTAGAATTTCTCCAAGCTATAACATCCGTATTAGCTAGTCTTAATATACCAGATTGCGCTATGTTGCTTGAGTTTGATTTGTAGTATTTTGAGATAAGGCCAAAGTTTAAACCGAAGTCGACATCGGCAAGTAGGGTAAAGTTGCCCCCAGCCTTTTGAAGCATACCGTTTGTAACAGCTACAGCCCAATCGGTTGCCTGTGTACCCCAGTTGCTGTCGCCTTCTTCTGGATATAGGAAGTTGGTGCCATTTATCGTTAAATTTACAGCCATTGAAAATACCTCTATATCTACTTATTAAGAAATAAGGGGGCTTTGCGCCCCCTTTGTTGTTTGGGATGTTATTTAGCTGTACTGGTTGTTATACCCACCTTTAATCTCATTTTAAGCTATAAAGAGAGGGGATTCCCCCTCTCTTCATCTAGTTATTATTGAGAGTTGGTGAAACCAGTTAGGTAAACGCATCGAGCAGGAGTCTCGACGAATACACACTGATCGGTGTATAAACGCAGCTCAAAACCAGCTCGGTTGCTTAGGTGTAGGAAGATCTCGTCAGACATCCCCGGAGTCTTAAAGCTAAGATCCTGAGCTCCGATCCTCTTAACTCGCTTAGGAGGAAGGATAAAAGCCTCACCTGCCTTAACGAGGTTGTAGGAATGGATCTCGATCTCGCCATTTTGTCCGTGGTAGACAAGAGCTTCAAAGCCGTTCTCACCTTTCTTACGATCGTAAGAAGAATCAAACTTCCTCAAAGCAGCTAGATCTGCCGCTAGATCTGACCATGTATCGGGGTTAACAAGAACGATAACCTTCTCATCCAACCCTCTTTGGACAGCCTTGGAGACTGCAGCTAAGACTTTACCCATAGTTAGTTGGCCTGATACGGTTACGGTATTACCCTTCCATAGGTTCCATACACCAGCGTTGATGTTGAACAAGGTACCAGTGTTCTGGATGATCTTGCGTAGACCAGCCATCTCACCCGCCTTAGCACCTTTAAAATAGATGTTAGCGTTGGAAGAAGCATCTAGAGCGGTGATACCAGCAGCTGTACCCTTTACACGGATCTTCTTGTTCTCGATGTCTACAGACTCGATCTCAAAGATAGAATCAGCGCCAGAACCTACTAGGTTATCGTTAGATGTGAGGTAGAACTGGATCTTAGCGTTCTCCATACCAGCCCAGATTCCAGCTGCAAACGAAGCAGCAGAGATCGTTACGTCGGTAGTGGTAGGGTTAACGTTAGTTGTAGCGGTTTTAACACCGAGACCAACCTGACCGTGAAGGATGGAGATCTCAAGACGCTTGGTTAAAGACTCCATCATGTTCTTGATAAGAAGGTCTGTAGACTTTACAAAAGCCTTCTTAGAAGAAGCAGCACGAGCAGCAGCATCGTAGGATAGAGCAGAGCGTAGAAGCATCTGGGAGCCCACGACCTGAGCATCCTGCATCTGCATGCCCACATGGTCCTCTAATTCAAAAGCACCAGAATCTGGGGCAGCGTAAGAGATACCATGCTCTTGAGATACGATAACTGGTTGACGATAGCGTTGTCCAAGCTCTTTGTCTTTTTGAACAAACTCAAAGATCTTGGTTAATTTCGCACTTTCAGGGATCAGGTTTTCTACTGCATCCCCATAGGTCTCTTTAAAAAGACCGGTTAATTGTGAAGGGCTTACAAATTGAGCCATAAATTCTCCTTATCTTGTTTATAATATAAATAGTTTTAGTTTACCTCAGATCTTCACCTAGCTTGAGTAGCATATCGCGCCCAATACTAGCGTTGCGTTCCTCGGTGGTTGTCGTGAAAAACCTTAAGCTACCTCACTTAGCCGCAGCGAGTGAGCCGTAGATAAGGCTCTTCACTATCTACTTATTAAATTTTAAAAGTTGTGCGCACAAAAAGTAGAAAAGTCTTTTTTTTGTCTAGTTTTGCGTATACCTTAAGCCCTTATTCGTCTATTTTTGAGTATACTTCCTTCATGTACTCGTCGTAGGTTTTTTTCTTTTCTCTTGGTTTGGAATCAGACCTACCAGTTGGCTGGTCCTTAGGTGTCGCAGGGGTTTTCTTAGCTTTTAGCTTATCCACATCGTATCTTCTGATCTTATTAACCAGATCATCCCCTAAAAGCTGAACTAGTAGATCCCCATCCAAAGAGCTGTATAAAGCCCTCTGTTCTTTGATATAATCCTCTTTAACTAGTGGAGCCACCTGCTTAGCAGATAGGTTATAACCACGCCTTAACCCTTCATACATATAATAAGCTATTCTTTTAACCGTAAACTCGTTTTTAGGCAGTCCTGAGGATTGAAGAGCCTCTGTGATGTCTTTAACGTAGTTCTGGCTATACTCAGCTTTAAGCTGCTCGATCATAGCCTCTTGCTGAGCCCTTTCTTGCTCCTGCTTCTGCCTCTCCATCTCCTCTATCATCGCCTTATACTTCTTAAGCTCACGGTCCTTAGGGTCCATAAGCTCTTCTTCTAGTTGATGGTATAGGTACTCCTCAGCCAACTTCTTGAAGTCTACACCTAGGCTAGGGTGCGTTAAAACCTTTATAGGGTCTTTTTTAAGTAAGGATATGAACTCTTCTGCCTGTTTTCTGAGCATGGAAGCTTCACGAAACTTCTCGTCAGCGGCTTTTCTGATCTGATAGCCCTTGATAAGTTCCTCTTCGGTAACTTCCATCTCCTCGCCGTTTACCTTTACCTTATACTTCTTTACACCAGATCCGTCGCTAGGTTGCTCTACGGGTGTGGTACCTGCATCTGGTTTGATAGGCTCGCCTTGTTGTTGGCTTGGTTCTGAGGTGGAGGGAGCTCCACTGTTATCTACCTCTGACATATAATCTCCTTTTAGCCGTTGTATAGGCTATCAAGTTGGCCAACCCCTTAAACGGGGCTAGGCTTTTAATAATACTTATTAACTCATCTGTTGCTGCTCTATGATGTCAACGCTTACAGGGTCAGCGTTAGGTGGCGGTTTGGGCATATTAGGCATATTAACCATATCTGCTTTTTGTTGCACTGCCGAGGTTGGCTCTAGCACCTGAGAGTTAGGTCCCATACCTCTTACGTTAGGTTCTGGAGCCGTAGCTTGTACAGGTTGCTGGTTTAAAAGAAGCAGCATCTGAGCGTTGGCTGGGTTTCTAAGGATGTCTAGATGCTCTTGTAAATGGGCCGTAACAGCTTGGATCAGCTCAGGATTGCGTCTAGCCTCAGGACTTGAAAGGATGACCCTATGCTCCTCTATGTGTAAACGATGATTATCTGTAATCATTACAGGGACAGATCTACCTTCGGCTAGCTCTTCGTTCTCAGCTCTTATGTTTAAAAGCTCAGCTTGGGTGCCTTCTATGGCAGGCTCAAGCTTGCCTGTTGACATAACCTGAATATACTGTTCGGGGGTTTTGATAAGCCCTTGAGCTAGGAGGTTATCAGCTAACTGTATCTTACCAGCTGTGGTTTTAGAGATGCTAGCCCCCTGATCTACGATCACCCTATTAATCATGTTTAGATCATCCCCTGTAAACTGGCGCATAAGGCTTCTTTGTGATTTGCCGGCGATTATAGCAACACGAGGGGTTGTAGCGAAGTCTCTAAGGATAGAGATGGTGGCTGTGCCTAGATCCTCTAGAAGCTGGCTGTAAGACTGCTGTAAAGATATGGAGAACTGGATAGACATCGACTGGATAAGGGCTAAGGCTGATCCTGATAGGCTATGTTCAGGGTTACCACGGGCCACACTGTTAATACCTGAGATGGTTTCGGCCAGCCTTTCAAGCTGTTGCATGAAACTGAAGATCTCAGGAGGTGTGGATGTTAGGTTTAGCGATTGGGGCGCTCCTACCTTCGGGTCATACTCAATAACGTTTAGTCCCCTACTTAACTCGTTATGGCCTATATTAGCACCTCTGGGTACTAGTACGTTCTGAACTCCAAACTGAGCTTGGTTCGTGATAACCGTGGAGTATAGATTATCTATGGACTGACATATAGGGAGCAGATCAAAACCTACCGTATAACCGAAACAGGTGCCGATCTGGTCCTCAGGAGCTACCCTGTAAACAGGTAAGGCGCGATAGGGTAGGTCGCCATCAAGAAAAACCGTATCATCACTTGAAAACACGGTCAAACGTCCATTAGGGACAGAAGCTGTAGGTTTATGGTAGAACTCGTAAACTATCACGTCATCGCTGATCTCGTCTTCCTTGATGTGGCTGGTTAGTTTGATCTTTTCGTAGTACTCGGAAGCGTTAGGCAAGGATAGTATCTTTTCTTTTAGTTCTGGATACTTAGCTATAAGATCAAACCTGTTTTGTCTTGTGATGAGTAGGTACCAATCATGGCTGTTAGGGTCTGTTTTTGTGAAATCACGTACAACATCCAACGGGAGGAAGTTGTCATACTGGATGTCGCCTTCCTTGATGGGTCGCTGTGTTTCAGGATCAATCTGGACAATCTCACCAAGTTCTGTGTTCCATAAACACCGGACAAAACCCTCGCCAAACACAAGGCAATGCTCTATGGCTTGTTTGATGTAGCGCTCTAGATGCTTTTCTCTCATGTAGTAGTCTAGGAGGCCAGAAGCAAGGATGGTTTGTGCCTGCGATTTATAGTCTGTGTTCGTAGCTCTAGGCTCAAAAGCTGGACGGGATTGTAGGGTGAGGGTTTTAAGATGGGTAATTAGGTTTTTGTAATGGTTGACGCTGATCTGGGTATACTCGTTCTGCTCCCCTACCCTTTTAAGCCTACCTCCCTGCATAGCTGGGTTGTAGTAGTACTTGTAAGATAGCCGCCAAAGAGAAAGGCGCCCTGATTCTATCAGGTGATCCTTATAAGCTTCGGTTTTCTTTAACAGGTTAGGTATAAGCTTCTCTAAGCTTTCAGTTGCGAAATACTCCATCTTTACCTCTTTGAAATGGTTTTAAACCCCATCTTTATTTACTTATTAACTCTAAAGATCCTTCTTATGATCTCGGTTTGTTTATTTTCTTGTTTATTTTCAGGGATATAGTGCGTATAAGGACTTACAAACTCCTCCGGAGGGATAGGGTTGGTGTGCTGGTCTAGGTTGCGTACAAGGTAGATAAGGGCGGCTAAACCATCAAAATGACCATAAACGCTGCTTCTGGCGAATCCCTTATGGTTCCTATCCCATATTGCATATCTTAGGCAGCCGATAAGGTGGGTGCATCTGGGATGTACCCTTATCCTGCCACTACCTATCATAAGCCTTGTTTCGTTTACCATAGCGTCTAAGTTTTCTTTGTTGGTAGGGGAGAAGTGTAGGTTATGCATGGAGGATAAGTCTTGGAGCAGGATCAGATTATTGTTATCTGCTATACGTTTATAGGGTTGTAAATCTCCAAATACTTGTTTTTCTTTATCTTTTATTTCTTTGGTCAGTCTTTCGGTGGTAACCTCATTGCCCTGCAACGTGATCTCATCTTCGATGTATAGGATACCTTCTTTAAAGTTGTAATGGCCGAATATAACAGCAGTTTTGTCTATAACGCCTATATCAAGAGCAACGTAGCGATGGTAGTATTTATCAAACTTATTGGTCTTATCAGGAATTTGAATATATTCATCCCTCCATTCAGGTACAACGGATAGGGTTTCGTCTGTCACAAACTTACATAAGTATTCCCGCTTAAATATGGATGAGTTGTAGCCACCAGCTTCTTTGGCGTACAGGTCTACGGTCTCCTTGGATAGGGTTTTGTTGTCGAATATGGTAAAGATCTTATAAAACCCCTGAGCTTCACACTCTTGTGCAATACTTACAAAGTCATGGGCAGGGGTTTTAGGCGGGGTGGATGCGAGCAAGGTCTTGCCACCTGTAGTTAGGGTTTGAGGTATCAAGATTGAATTAATTACATAGTTGAGATCATCGCAGAAGCCGGCCTCGTCTATCAGGTTTAGATGGGAGGTGGTTCCTCTTAGGTTCTCAGCGTGACCGTTGTCTGTACCAGCACAAGCTATTATTGAGCCGTTAGGGAATCTCCATTCCTGATCTTGGGTGTAATAGCGGGGTTTTAGATGTTTAGGGCAAGTCTCAAGCAGCATCCTAAAGATAGGGTTCGTGATTTTTTTTAGCGCTTTACCAGTGGGGGCGGCAAACCTGATCTGGGAGTTGGGGTTGCGTATAGCGAACTCCAAAGCGATAAGACACATTATCGTTGATTTACCGTATCTTCTGGAACAATTTAGCACGTACTTCAAACACTTAGGGTTTCTGATCGCTCCCCATAACGACCCATAAAGAGGTAGCTGATAATCATATAACAGAAAAGACAGCAGTCCCCTCTCCCAAGCAAGGCGAAGGGCTGTATCTTTATCAAGGAGCGGTTTTTTTTGATCTTTTCTTTTTTTTCTCCCCATTACCTGCTCCTTGTTGGGGCTTTAAAACTTCTAAGATGTCTTTATCGGCGATCGATCCTTCGCATGATTGGGTTGTTGTGGTTATCTCTGTAGGCTCGCCAATAAGCAGCTGACGGGTTTTTATAAGTATTTCAAGCTGCTTGGTTTCTGATAGGTCAAGGCCAGAAGTAGAGGCTTTGGTCCCAAGTCTTTTAATTTCTAGGTCTATTATGGATAAGGTGTTAAGTATAACCTCACTCATCTTTCTTCACCACCTTAAAACCTAAAGATAGCGCCACCTTGCTAGCCTGATCCAAAGCTAGGCTGGCCTTATTAGACACCTCCTCCAACTTTTTTGAGACCTCTTCTAGCTCCTTGCTAGGTTTGGCAGCTCGTATCCTGTTGTTTTCGTAGCGTTTATGGCTATAGGACAAGAGTGTCACCAGAAGACCAGAAACAACAGCCCAGTCTAAAGTTGGGTAGTAGGCTATCTTTACCAGAATTATAACAACGGCTATATTCGTTATAGACAGCTTGCCGTTATAATCCGTCAGATTCAAAAAAGTTAACAAATTCAACAATTTAGTTTTCATCGTCATAAAAAGTTCTGACAAAGTCGATCTTAGCCTGTTCCATAGCGATAGACTTAAGGTTTGGTTCACTTGACCTGATGTCTACCACCTCGTTGCCCTTGATTGTAAGAATTACAGAAACATAAGCTTCAGACGAAGGAGCATCCGGGATACGAACAAGGGCCACAGCTTTAAATGTTGGGATCTTGGTGGCGGTGTCCTCCGATGCAGCTGGTACCTGCATATCGGCTTTCTTCTTAGCCTTGGTCATGTTTTACTCCCCCTTACTTTGGAACAACTCGGGGAGAGCTTTCTCAGCTTCAGGGTGTGATTTAACGTCAGCTAATAGCTGAGAGTGCAAGGAAGCGATGAAGGCAAAGGCTTCCTCTAACCTCTTTGACTTGTAGCCCTCATGCTTTGCTGTGGCTAAAAGATCGTTGATAGAAACAAGGGCTTTTAAAGCATTAACCTTGTCTTGTAGGTCCTTGGGGATAGATTCAGACATATGATCTCCTTTGGCCGTTTAATGGGCCTGTTTTGATTACGAGCTTAAAGCTTAGTAACCTGTTTAAAAACAAGAGTAGTCGCTTAGTTAGCAAGGCCGTCTTTTGTATTTGAAAGCTACACGCTTAGATGTTGGCCGCGTAAAGGCTACCCTCTTAAAGATTACTTATTAAATTGACGAAAAAAAGGGCTTAAAAAAGAAGGTCCCCCAGAAAAGAATAGGAGCAACTTAACTGAGGGACCAAGAAAGGAAGAAAGGAAGCAGTAATTCAAGGGTGAGGAGCGCACCCCCTCATACACTACTTATTAACACAAAATCTCAAGTTGTCAATGTTTTTTCTGATTTTATCATACATGGGAAGATCGATCAAGCCAAGATCTTTCTTAGCCTCCAAGTTATCGTTTAAAGCATCGTATATGTGCTCAGGATTAAAGGATCTTAGCAGCCCGTAACTATCTAGAAGCTTAAGCATGGTCAGATCAAGGTTCATCACAACCCTTACCAAAGCACGTGGGGTTATGTTGGTGATGAAGCCGCTAGCAAGGATACCTTCTACAACATCGTATCTGGATGATTCTAGCGCTTTTTGAAGTAGGTCTGGGGTGGGTATCTTGTAGATCTGGGTTAGCTCGTCGTTGAACGTATGGCTCATATTCCCTCCTTTTTGTTGTATCTACATCTTACAGATGGCAAGAGAAAAGTCAATATGAAAAACGCTTAATAAGTATGTTATGTGGTGGTGAGGCCATAATTCTTAAAAAAAAGAGCAGATGATATGCTAAGTTTTATTAGAAAGATAAAGTTTTATTATAGGATTATCATGGCGTTAAGATGGGTTCTAAATCCTGACGCACCTGATAGATGGAGAGATGAGCTTGATCTAAAAGATCTTGCGCGAGGTCGTTGGTTGCGCTATAAGGAGGTAGCAGCTCCACAGATCAGTATCGGGCTGGATAAGGATACGGAAGCCTTGTTGGAACAAAAGCTTATCTTTGAGATAACACAGTTTAAACGCAAGCTTACAGGTAGGGAGGAGATTGAGTTAACTAATAAAATGATCGAGCTATGTAAGAAAGCTGAGATAGAAGGTAAGAAGGTAAAGGATCTGTTATAAGGGGTTTGTTATGAAATCGTATACAGTACGAGAGTTAACTATCTGGAAGCTAGAAAGACTCGTAGAACAAAGAGAAAAATATGGTTTTCTTGGCGCTTCTGACGAGGCAGAGCTTAAAAGATGTGTGTTCTTATTGCAACACTGGGGCATAGATCATCCTAGCATTAAGGCGGTTGAGAACAAGCGACAAGAAAGCGAAGAGGATATATCGGATAAGGATATACTGGACGCTCTAAAAAAAGAGATCTAGCTCTGGTTCGTATTTACCGTCCCAAAAAGCAGGATTAGGGTTGGGTTGGGTGGAAGGGACAAAGAAACGTTTGCCAGATCTTGGTGGTTTGGTTTGGATGTGAACCCAAGAACCGTTTTTATGATTGGTCCAGCAGGGATGTTCAACATATAGCCCAAGCTCTTTAAGCTTAAATCTATTCTGCCAAACATATCTCCATGTGACACCTGAGGCATCGTCGTCTAAATCAATAGCAGCCCCTTTAAAATGCCAGCTTGTGGCAGAGCCATTTTTGGGAGAGTCTTGAGGTCTTCTGTATCCGTCGTTTACCTTTTTGGGTAATTGTTTTGGCCAAGTATAGCCGTCAAAGAACTTGTTTATCTTTTCGACCAGTTCTTTTAGGTTGTCTTGATGTTCTTTGGGCAGGTCAGTTAGCCTAGCCCTCCCCATAAGCACGTCGTTGGTTGTTATTAGCACGATACCTCCCTTATTATTACTTGGTAACTTGACGCTCTAATTTGGCTTATAACGAGAGATTTTTGACTACCCTATATGGTTACCTACCCCAGAACAAAAATCGTTTATAGGGCATTTTAGGAGGTCGGTTGTTTAGAACCTGTGAGACTTGTGCGAGACCTGTGCGAGACCCTGTGCGAGTTGTAAATCCTTATTTTTATTATATTATATTATCTTTTTTTTATAGATATAACAGGTATAACAGAGAAAATACAGAAATTATTTTATATTTTTTTTTTATAGTAAGTAGGAACTACCCCCCGCTGCCTGTGAACCTGTGTGAAAACCCTGCTTTTGCTAATAATTCTAAATACTTAACCTCTCTCACACCCCCTGTGCATCACTATGAGCAGGCACCTGCATAGTAAAAAAAAGTGACAAAAAACGTCACATTTTAATAACTTAAACTTATAACACCCATTAAAATATATGACAAAAAGGACCTACAACATCGATCTCGAGAAAGGGCGGGGGAGTACATAAAAATAATTTGTATAAAAAACTTAAAAAAATAAACATTATTTTAATAAGTCTTTTATAGAGGCACCAATTTTTGTGATAATTTTAACATATGAAATAGGAAGGAGAAGAACATGACACCAAAGATATATGAAACACTAAACAGCATCTACAACGAAGGGCTTAACTTAAGCAAGATCGAAGCCTTAGAAAAAGAGCTTAGATCTACCATAAAAGACAATAAAAAAATTAAATCTATCTTGGATAAGGTCATCGAGTCTGCCTCAAAAAAACATAAAAGGCCTAACAAGAAAACAGATAGTGGCAATTTAAAGTCTTTTTTAGAGAGTCTAAACCTTGGCCAAGGCTCTTTCTTTGTGCCCCTAAACGCAATCGCAGAGCTATACAACAAATCAAACCCTGATCTTCAGGTTTCACATAAAACCTTAGGTAAATGGTTATCTTCATTAGGTTTTACGAAGAGAGTTCTCATTAAGAATTCTGAGGCTGAGATTCACTACCTCATGAACAGACCCCTAGATGTGGATCTCTTATTGGGCGAGCAGTAATCTTAATACCGAGCAGTTAATAAGGAGATAATAAAGAAGGAGCTAATATGAAAAACCTAAAACAAATTCTTTCAGACCCTAGATTGTTTGTATCGGAGTGGCTAACTTTAAACAACATAATCCTCAATGAAAGGGGAGAGGTGGATTCTCAACTAGGGCTCAACACCTTTGACATCTTGGGTAAGATGTGGCTGGACTATTCTGCTCAACTCCATAGTTATAACTCTCTTGAAAAGCAGAAAGCCCCAAATCTTCGGGAAGTGGCCATAAAATTCAGCGAAAGAGATCTCACATTGGCGTTCGAAGAAAAGATAAAAGAGTCTAAGATAAAGGCTCGTCAAGAAACTATAGAAAAGTTGAAATGTAAAAAAGAAAACCTAGAGCCTATTAGAACCTTCGTAAGAGCGTTAAAAGGCGAAGATTCTATCCTAGATACGATGGTTATGGCCCACTGGATTTGGATGGTTAAAAGAAAGATGCAGAATCTGGAAGTGCGTTATCACATCATGCCTGTTTTGTATTCAGGCCAAGGTTCAGGCAAGACCTACTCGGTAAGTAAGCTTTTAGATCCTGTAGGCAACTACCGGTTGAACCTCAGAATGGACCAATTGTCAGACCCAAGGTACGCTGTTGCTCTCTCCGAAAACTATGTTGTCGCGTTTGACGAGCTTCAGGGGGCTTCAAAAGCGGACATTGATTGCTTGAAGCATAGCCTCACTGCGATATACAACGACGCGAGACGACTGGGCACGCACGTTGTGACCAAGGTGCGTCAAAATTGCTCATTCATTGGTACCACAAATAAGCCCGTTCGTGAACAGATCGTAGACTATACAGGTATGCGCCGTTTTTGGCAGATTGATTGTCAGCCTAAAATCAATTGGGATTTAATCAATAGCATTGATTACTTAGCCTTGTGGCAAGGTGTGGATGAAACCAAAGAAAATGGGTATATTTACGACTACTTAGATCAGATCAGCGCTGTTCAGAAAGAAGAGTTAACGATTAAAGACGAGGTTCAACTTTTCTTGGAAGATACAGGGTTGATCTTTCATGATCCTGAAGAGAACAAAGGTACCTTCAAAACAAACCACCAGCTGTATGATTTATACCGCTCATGGCGGTCATGTAACGGGATGATGCAGCAGGATTCTATGAAATTCTTTACAAAATTGGGCAGATTTAACGGGAATAAGAAATCTATAACAAAAAGTATTAAGGGGAAGAATTATAGAGGGTACTACGTTAGTACTGGCACCGAAAAGACATTCAACGACCTGATCGAAGAGAATAGCGTTATCCCTATAAAGCTGTTCCAGTAACCTCCCCTTAAGATAAAAATAGGAGCTAAGTCATGGATACTTCTAAATTTTTCAAGATCTTGTTTGATGATGGTGAGTTTACCTGCTTTACCTCGTCGCCTAAAGGCACAAAGGTTTATCCCGTCTATAACCCGATAAACTGGACACCAGAATACTTCTGCCTCAACCCTTTAGACGGTCATAAGGACCATGACCCGCACCAAGAATGGCATTCCCAAGACAAACCTAGACGAGCCGATGTAAATGTTACAAAATTCAGAAACATACTTATCGAGATAGACACCATACCAGTGCATGAGCAGGTATCTTTTATATGCGATCAGGCTAAGCTTCCACACTCAACCGCGGTCTTCTCTGGGGGTAAATCGATCCATTTCATTATAAGTTTAGAGGAACCTTTATCCTCCAAAGACGAGTACACAGACCTGGTATGTAAGATCTACAAAGCTTTAAATAAAATCCGACCTAATGTTATAGATCAAGCTAATAAAAACCCTAGCAGGTTAACCCGCACTCCAAATGCCTTTAGGGCAGATAAGGACAAAACTCAGGAGCTGCTTTACGTTAAAACACGTATACCTAACTCACATATTACGGATTGGCTAAAGCAGTATCTAACAGAAGAGGAGCTTGTAGGTGTTAAAAAGCCTGCTATAGCCCCAAGCTTTAACTCTATTGGCCAACTATCTCCATGGGCTAAGAACGTTATGATGGCAGGTGTCCCTAAAGGACAAAGAAACATCACTTGCTTTAAATTGGCCTGTGAAATGTCCAGAATAGGTATGGATGAATCTGAGGCCGTGGCAACCATTGAGGGGATAACGGATCTGCCAAAGAGAGAAATTAGCAGTTTGGTCAGATCAGCCTTTAGGGCTGTCTCAAAAGGTTAAATCTATGAATATATCACGCTTTAACAAAAAAAATCCACATCTTAACGAAATCTTAACACAATCTTAACACAACTGCCTTGTATTTTTAACATCTGATTATAGGGGAGCCCTAATCTTATAAATAGAAAGGAGGTGAAATTTTAAAACATATAAAAAAAAGAGATGGTATCCCCCATTGTATACCATATAGCAAACAACCAACTAAAGTCAACAAAAAAAGGAGCGTAAGATGAAAAAAACAAAGAAAAAACCAGCAGAATTTTTAGATAGCCCATTATTCAGGAAGAATACGCAATGGAAGGTCGACTACGACTACGTCGAAGAGCTCAGAGCTAAAGCTAAAAAAGGCGATGTAGAAGCCGCTGAAGCCCTTGCGTGGCTTTCTAAATTCTCAAACGAATACTACGGCTCAACGTTCGATAAGAACGACCGAAAAAATCTCCATAAAGGTAAAAAGGCAAAGAGGGAGATATATGCTTTACGGAACGCTGAGAACAGATGCCTTCACACCCTAAAAAGCAATCTTGGTCTGCTTGTAACGATCGACGTCGTTAATAAAGACTCAGAAAAAGAAGAGGAAGAGGGGCGCGACGATGAGAATTAAGGATTTAAAGCAACTAGAAAGAGAAGAGCTTGAAAAATTTACAATCAGACTCTTCGAGATAAACCTAAAACTCCAAGATCAGATCAAGAAATTGGAGCAAACTTTAGAGCAATATAAGCAGATGGTAGAGGCCATTGAAAATTACTTCGGTGGCCACAGTTATAAAAACTAACAACAACAAAAAGAATAGGAGAATAAAAATGAAAACATTAGATCTAAAAACCCCATCAACTAAGAAAGAATTTGGGATTTTTGTTGGGTTTTTCAACAAAATTAACGGGACGAGGTTTTCTGTTGAGGCGGCAGCAAAGAACGAAAACATAACAAGCCTATACAACAGCCTTTCAACCTTGGTTGCCCAAACAGGCTCGATCATAGAAGCTCAAACCCCTAAGCGGTCAACAACTAGAAGTATGAGCTACTCCTTGCTAGATGCACCGAGGGTAGATCGGGAAGTTTACGACTTTTTGTCTAAAAACCCACCTAAAACCAGAGCCGAGATAAGCTTAGGCACAGGGCTTCGCCTACAAACCGTATGCGGGGCCGTCAACAGGCTTATGCAGAACAACCTTGTGCAGTTTACAGGTAAGCTGGTCAGGGACCCAGAAACAAACAGATGGGTCGAACTCGTCACCATAAAATAACCCCCGTTAATAAGTAATTAAGTAGCGTATAGGAGTTTTAAGATGAAGGTATTTATCATATCTGACACCCACTTCCCGTTTGTTGACCAGAAAGCTTATAAAAAGATGATGCAGGCCCTAAAAAAAGAAAAGCCTGACGCGGTCGTTCAAGTGGGCGATTTGCTTGACCAGTACGTCTTTAGTAAGTATTCAAAATCTTTAGAAATTACGCCGAGCCAAGAAATTTCAAAAGCACTCAAGATGGCTGAATCTATGTGGAGTGAAATTAGAAAAATAGTCCCGCGAGCCAAATGCTACCAACTCCTCGGGAATCACGATATGAGACTTGCTAAGAAAGTTGCGGAGAAAATACCTGAACTTAGCACTTTTATAAAAATAAAGGATTTCTACAAGTTTGATGGCGTTGAGGTTTTAGATAGCGATAGGGAATACTTGGAGCTCGATGGCGTTATCTATACTCACGGGTGGTTATGTAAATCTATAGACCATGCCAAATACTTTGGTAAACCTGTGGTTCATGGTCACACCCATAGACCCTCTATTACATATGATACCCCCCGATTGTGGACGACGGATGCTGGGTGTCTTATCTCTAAAGACTCGATCCCGTTTAGTTATACTCCATCAAAATTTAGTAAATGGACCCTGGCTTGCGGCGTTGTTGAGGATGGTAAACCGAGACTTTTGATTTTAGAATAAAAAGTAAAGTAAGAAAAAAAGAAAGGAGAACAAAGATGAGCTATCTCAATCCTAAAAACTGGGAATTCGCCCATTATGCCACTTTTTTCATGGCGATCATCCTACTACCTACCAACTGGTGGCTGTTGCCATCATCTTATCTATGTACTATTGTCGTAGGTACGTACTTTAACAACTTAAAAGTAGGTTTTAGAGGAGAATAAAGATGGTCACAAAACAAGAAGAAAAGGATCAGGTAAGAGCGGATCTTTTTGAGATGGTATTAAAGCTGGAGCAGAAAATGTTACTTTTAGATAGCCGCTTAGAGGATCTGCTAAAAAGCTTTAAAAATATATCGGATCAGCTTAAAAAAACCAATCATAACAATACAATGTTTGACAAACGTTAAAAAACGTGATAATCTTGTATTAAAAAGAATAGGAGGTAACCATGAACTTAATTTTAAGATGGGCAGCAATAGTCATCTCATCCATAGCAGCCGGTCTGCTATGGGTGGCTATCCTTGCAGTATGTGTGTTATCTAGCGGGTGTTCTGCTGACGTGAACATCAAAGAGCAGTATTTACCACCAAAGGTGGAGCCTTGCAAAGACTCCTTACTTGTTAAGGATTGGGTAGCCCCCAGACAAGGTTATGCAACGGCTCTTTTTAGGGCTGACTGTACATACGTAAGCCATACGTTTGATAGAACGGTCCGTATTGAAGGTACGTATAGGGACTTAAATCCTGGGTCACTAGAAGGTATAGTCGTCATGAGGATGTATGGTTATGATTTCGGTATAAGGTATAAAATAAACGAGGATATGACTTTATTGGAGCTTTTTTAAAAAGGGGGGTATATGTTAGGCCTTTTAATCTTGTACTACGCTTTGTTGTTAGCGTTCTGGTTGGATGAGAATTACATCTTTTTTTTCTTAACATTGTTCGTCGTGAATTTGATAGCTTTCTTCAGTATGGAACTATATTTCATGATAGCTACGTCGATTCCTTTTTATCTGGTGCTTTTCACAAAAAAAGCGCGAACCCCTAGCTGTTAATCATGTATAAAAAAACAAATAACAACAAACAAAGGAGCGAATATGAAAACTAAAAAAACCCAAACTAAAAAATTTAAAGAAGATGAACTAGAGCTAATCGACTATTTGAAAGCTAATTTTAAAGATAGAAAAGACTTGAAATTAAGAAGTCGTGAAGCTTTTGAAGGGCTGCGAAAGCACTTCCGACCAATCCTCGACGCTGCCCTTCCGCCTACCCCTAGAAAAAAAGCTAATAATTAAAATATGAAAAATAAGGGGTTGAGGACCAAACTCACCCCTTTTAGTTTTAAAAAGAAATCGATAAGCTTAACAAGGCTAAAAACAAAACCTGTGACGATGCTCAAAATTCCAATAAATTTCAACGCTCCAGACACCTGTGTTACGTGTTTAGAAACCGGCACAAGTTCATCTTCGATCTTATTTAACCTCTGCTCAGAGAGTTCGGTTCTTAATATGTGCTTATCTAAAGATGCTGTGTTCACTACTAAAGTTTTATCGATCTCGCTTAGTCTGGCATCAATTTTGTCCAACCTCTGTTCGAATCTTTTTAACACCTCGTGAATCCCCTCATCCGTGTAAACCTTACTCATGTTACTTCCCTTTACGCCTTCTATTATATTCTTCTATGTTTTTCATAAACTCGCGAAACTCGCGGTCCTTATTATACAGCAAATAATAAGCCGCAGCTCCAGATTGTGGCCCCCTCTGCATGGCCTGACTTAATACTGATGCCCATCGAGGGTTCTTTGCTGCTATAGCATCTAGATGCTCGGTAAGCCTAAAAAGGCTAGAACCGACAAGGAGGGGACTGGCGTTCTCAGCCAGCTTCTTGCCCAGTACCGCACCACCGGCAACAAGGGGATCTCCTGTCGCTATAATACCGCCCCCGGCTACGACATAGTCCGTTAAACCCAATAACCTGTTGCCCTCCTGTAATAGCTTGTTGTTTGTAAATTTTTCAATCTGACTTAAACTTTTATAATCTAAGATAGCGTTACGATACCTAGGCAGCAGATCAGGTGCACTTGTTTTTATCGTGTCGTAGATCGACTCATTTAGCGCTTTTTTCGCCGAATTTATGATCTCCTTCTTAAACAAAGCTTCCTCAGATAGGTTTACCCCTTGGAATCGACGCTCAAGTCGTGAGAACCCCTCTTGTAAGGCTTTCACCTGCTTTAAACTAGGAGCTTCGCCTAGGCTTTTGATGTCATCAACCACATCTTGAAAAACCTTTAGCTGAGGCCTGTTCATGCTTAGGGACAGCTCGTCCGCCCATTCACTTCTAAGCTTTTCAAGTATCGAGCTAGTGTCGATCTTTGCGTTAGGATTATTCTTACTTACGTCGTCGATGATACCGCCAATCTGTTTGCCGACATAGGTTTTAGCCTCTGCCACCTTTTTAGCCATATCATCAGCGCTACCACCAAGAAGTTTGTACTTTACTGCTGTGTTAGCTAACCTTTTCTGCGCCTCAACCAGATCTTCAGGACGAGATGCTATCTTGTTAAGCCGAGCTTTGTCGGCGCCTAACCCTTTTAAAACGCTGCTTCTAGCTGTCTGTGCAGCGTTCTGTAAAGCACCAACCGCACCGCCAATCGCTGCACCTAGGGCGCCACCTTTGATAGAATCAGCAGCTACGTCACCAAGTGACTCACCCTCAGATGTACCCGCCCCATACAAACCACCACTCAAAGCTCCTTTGGCAGCAGCCCCTGTTACTGTTGCCCCTCTACCTACAGTTGTAGCCGCTCCAACAACAGGCACTAAGCTTGTAGCAACGCCGCCTCCTATCATGCCGGCAGTGAAGGTTTTGGGGTTTGCCTCCTGAGCCTGACGGTAAGCTTCGCGTGATTCGTCTCTTTTCTTGGTGTATAGATCTGAAAAGTCCGATAATGTTTTATCGGTGAAAGCTATGTCCTTCAGAGCCGATAGGCCACCAGCTATCTCGTCAGCAAACCCGAAAGTTACCCCCTGTGCAGCCCCCCTTAGTGCTGACTCCAACTTGCTTACACCAGGATCTACTATCGTGTAGGGGCCAATGTCTCGAATGTTAAGAGGCCTTTTAGGACCCTCGTCCACTATCGTGTAGGGGCCTATATCTTTTATGTTAAGAGGCTTTTTAGGCTCCTCATCTAGTATCGTGTAGCTTTCAAGGTCTCTGATGTTTAGCACTTTTTTCTTATTGTTTTGACTCATCTTTTAAAGTCTCCTATTAAAACCTATTAAATAGGCTCAAGATCTCCACGTGTGTTTACAACCTTGTACTTTCTTCCGTCAGGCGCTACTACCGTCTGTCCCGGTCTTACAGGTCTATCCTGTTTAGGCAGGTCAGCTAGATTCTTAGGAGTAGGCTCATTGCTGGGAGCATCGGGTTGTTGTCTTGAAGAGGTTTGTTCGACAGGGTCTAGGTCGCCAACGTTGTTCTTCACCTTATACTGTTTACCATCAGCTCCTATGACAACCTGTCCCGGCCTTATAGTTCCTTGGTCTGGAAGATCAGATATATGCTTAGGAGCTGGCTTTTCTACCTTGGCAAAGGGTAGTTCAAGGTTGTAGTCGATACCTAAACCGTTTAGCGTTTTCGTGTTATTTTTTGTCAGTAGTACGATACCGTTTACGGCTGTTTCTAGATCTTCTTTAGCAAACGTTCTTTGCCTTTTAAATAAGTTATCCCAAACCTTCTCTACATAACCTATGCTTTTCTGTGGGACACCAGACTCTGAGGCTATTCGTCGGTACTCGCTAAGCGTTGTGTTTGCTAGCTTAGAGAATGTCCCCATATCAATCTCACCCCTCTGCGCCTTATTAAACAGCTCAGTAAGGTTGTTGATCGTCTGTTGTGAGGTTTTTACAAAATCAGCCTCCTCAAAAGCCTTGTCTCTTTCTTTTTCGTTAGCTGCAAGCTCGAAGATCTTGGATCTTAAAGGGTCCCCTCCTCTCAACATACGAACGATCTCTTGTTGCTTTTCACGCTCGGTTTTAGCCTGAGCTTCACGTTCAGAGATAACTTTCGCCTCAGCTTGTAGGAACGGGAACACCTTAGTTAGCTGTTCTGCGTTAAATTTTGAGAAGTCCCTACCAGGCAACAGTGTACTGATGCTTTTTTGTAGCTGTCTAGACAGTAAAGAGTTGGGGTCTCTCATCTCTTCTAGCTGAGCTTGGGTATCAAGTCTCTCTAGATCTTTTTCTAAACCAGCTTTTGTTTTATCGAATTCGTTCAGCTTAAATTGTTGCCCCTCTCTTTGCAGTCTTACAAGATCGATAGCCCCTTGCCCACCTTTACCTTGTAACGTAGATCCAAGACCAGCAGCAAACGCTAACCAGTTAAAGCCTTTATTCTGCTCTTCAAACTTAGCTAAAAGCTCTTCTCTTTTATCCATCCCATACTTGTTTATCAGATCTTCGTATAGCTTTCTCCTAAGATCTGGTTTGTTCTCAGTCTTGGCGTCGATCTGGGCCACTTCCTGCTCTATCTTTGGCATAACCTGAGCTAGGGGTAGGCGTTGCTCTAAAGGCTTACTCTTGATCTTATCTTCTAAAACCTTATCTACCGTGATCTCCTCTTTTTGAGGAGAAGAAGGAGAAGGGGAAGGAGAGGGTAAAGAAGCTTGTTGCGCACCTGTACCCATCATGTAAAAAGGCACCTGCTCTTCTTTAGGCGCAAACGGATCGAGCAGTTTGTTTAGATCTTGTTTTTTCATAAACTACTCCGATTTATCTTCGATCTTGGAGAGTCGATTGTTCATGTCGGCTAAGGCGGCTAGAATTGGACCTCCAAGCTTGCTGTAGTCTATCATTAGTGTACCATCCTTATCTTTCACAACGGCTTGAGGAGCCACTTTCTGTAGATCTTGAGCCATAATACCTACCTGCTCCCCTTCCCCATGTTTTTGAGGATTTTTGTACCTGTATCTATAGCCCGTAATCTCATCGAGGAACTTAGAACTATCAAACTCCTCAACTTGTTTCTTAACATTCCTATCAGAAGCTGCTCCTGCCGTAGCTGCTGACTGAGCTAACCCCCCGATAAAATTCATCCTACCAAGGCCTTGATTAGTAAGCATGGCTGCTTCGTTCTGGTAGCCAGAGGCAACGCCTCCAGCTTTTCGATACCTATTCTCGAAATCTTGTTGTATAAGTGCTTTGTTGGTTGCCTCTTGTTGGTTGCGTAACATAACGTTCGCATCGGCAATTCTTTGCCTTTCTGCTAGGTTCTGCATCTGCGCTTGTTGACGAGCCTGCATATTAGCTAGATTAACCTGCTGTTGGTTTTGAGCGTTAAACTGCGCTATAGCATCACGAGCTTGGGCCACCCTAGCTTGTTGTTCAAAATCTTGACCCCTTATCTGCCCACCTAGCTGACCGCCCTGTAATATAGCCTGTAAAGCCCTCTCCTGAGCTAGGGCGGCCACATCCAACCCCTGCTGTGCTGCTCTGTTAGCCCCTTGCTGTTGAGTTAACATGGATTGAGCCAACTCCAACCCTGACCCTGCTACACCACGAGCTTGAGCATTTTGTAGGATAGCCTCTCTTTGCCCCCGTTCAAAAGCAGCTTGCTCAGCCTTTATCCTTTCAAGGTTAGCTTTATCCCTTAGAGTGAGCCCGCCTTCGCTGATCTCGTTGAGCTTAGCTAGCGAGGCAAGTTGAGCTTCTCTTAGCCTAGGATCTAAAGATATGTCTTCTAGCCTTGAGCGCTCAACCAAAGCTGCTTGAGCTTGTTCTGGTGTGATCTGCCCTTGAAGAACTAGCTGCTCAAGTTTAACCTTCATCTCCTCGATACTAGGAAGTTGGAGGTTTGCAAACTGAGCCGTAGCTGCTCTTTGAGCGTCGCTAGCTTGTTTTTCTCGTCCGCCAGTTATAACATCGAAAACGGAATCTAAAATCTGTCCAAAGGGCATTAAATTCTCCTTTTACTTTAAGATAGAGCTAAAAATCTCTCTCGAGTTAAACTTCTCAACATCCTTCTTAGCGTTCTTGTCTGAAATTCCAAACAAGCTACCTACCAAGTTGACAGGGGCTGTAAAGATTTGTCCTGCGGCATCTACTGCCTTCTCAAGGTCGCTCTTACTTCCTCCTCCGCCGCCTTGAGGAGCAGCGGCAGCGGCTCGTCTAGCCTTCTCGTTATTGATCGCAGATCTAAGGTCATTTAAAGCGGCGTTGTAATCAAAACTAGAAAGCCTGTTAGGAGCTCCTCCTACTTGGGTTAAGAACTGAGGCGCCATACCTGCTAGATCAGCCAACGCCTGATACCTAGCCAAGTCCTCTGCTGTAGCAACAGCTTGCGGTGTAACTACATCAGGGGAGTATAAGGCTTGAACAAAAGGTGATAGATCTCTGGTAATGCCTAACCCTTTAGCTTCGTTAACGGTATCCATCAATGTCGTGAACTGATCGTAGTTAACTCCTAATAGGTCTGGACCCTTTGCGTAGTCTATCGAAGGCGTAATCTTTACGTGAACTCCTGACCCGGGTTGTACGGGCATGGTAGACAACTGTGTAATCAGCTGCCTAAGTTCGTCATCCGTACCGATCAACTGTTGTTTTCTAGCTTCAGCTCTTTGCTGTAGTCCTTGCTGTAAACCAGCCCTTTCAGATTCAAGGAGCTCCCTTGTTCTTTGACGAGCTTGCTCGGTGGTCTCAGCAGCTGTTCTAGCCATATCTTGAGCCGATAACCTGCTCTGCTCTAGTCTTCCTCCTATATCGCTAACGCTCTCTATAGCTTGACCTAATCTTTGTTGTGCCCTAGGATCTACAGATAGAAGTAAATTATTTAGGTTTACTACTCCACTTGTGGCCCGCCTTCCTGTAGTAACCTCCTTAGCCAGTTGTGCCCTGCCCTCTTCTGTTTGTGCTGCCTGTGCTAGGGCCATGGCTCTTTCTGCCTGTGCTTTGGCTGCGTTGTAATCCTCTATCTCAGAGAGATCTCGCGGACCCTTAAACTGAGCATCTCTTTGAGCTTTTACCATTTGTCTTTCAGCTTCGGTTAGCTGTGTAGGGTTTTGTCTTATCAGATCGGCTAGCCTGTCATCAAAATTTACCGTTTGGGACCTTACCTGCTGAGAAAACTTATCAAGAGTCTGACCGATCCCTTGCCTAGCCATCTCACCGGCACCTTCTATCTTACCGCCGGCAGCTTCGGAGAGGCGGCTAGGGTCATTTTGTTGGATGTATTGTCCTATGTTTGCAAAGCGATTACCTCCCGGCCCTTGAGCCGCTCCTCTAGCCGCATCAGAAGAAATTGTTGTACCGCTTATCAAACCAGAGCCGGTGTTAAGCTGCGGGGCGTTAGGTAGGTTTGATTGCTGCCCCTGAGGATCTGGTGCTACCTGTCCGGGAGCGATTATACCACTAGCCGACTGGTTTGCCGCTTCTTTTAATCTCTCATCTAAGTCATCTTGAAAGTTGTAAGCCATACATACCTCTCTCTATACTTATTAACTTAAATTATTAAAAATCTTAGCATATAAGTTGTTGAGTTATTTAGGTTATTGACACCTATAGATTCGATGAACACCTCCTCGTTACCGGCTCGCCACTGGACTGATAAGGCTCCGTTTACGGGGGAGTACGTACCATCAACCTGTCTTATCTCCATCAACAACACCCCTTCAGGCCTACTTCTTAGGTTGTGTTTTAATTTTATTGGTAGGGTGAAGGTGCCTGTAGGGCTAGTTTTAAACTGATACTCGACTATGTCACACCTGATGTTGTTTCTAAAATCTACGTTCTTGTTTAGTAAGTTATAAACATTCTCCATAAATTGGTTTATGGGTGTTATAAGCTTTTCTATCCAATTGGGAGCCTCCTTGATCTCCTCCTTTAGTATCCTTTTCTGTGTAGGTAAGCGGCCCATACTACCTCACCCTCTCCCTCATGGGATTGAACTGCAAGCTGATTCCGCTTAAGCCAAAGCTGCTAAAGGCTTGTTTAAGCTGGATACTAACGTTTAGCCAGTGAGCACGAGACTTTTCTAGAGGTACGTAGGTTCTAAGTACCTGCTGACCACCTACGCCTCCGCCCCAAGATGCGTTACCCCATGGGAAGTCCCCCCATCCGTTTTCAGGCTGAGGGTTTAGGGTAACCGTCTCGGTAAACTTGCTCAGATTTGTCGAAAACCTAGCATCGATCCTGGTAAAGCTAGCATCAGCAAAGACCAGGCTAACCTCCCTAAATCGCTTCAAGATCCCCGCATTGTTGCAGTCGTTAGGGTTTAACGTGACCAGATTTGATATAGGCTCGTAAACAGCTGCTGACCCGTTATTCCAGCTCTGTAGACGATCTACGGTGATCGTGTTGCCTGTCTTAGCCGTGATTAAGGCGATCTTTGCTCCCTGCTTGATGCTTCTGCCTACCTTCGCCTCCTGTGCATTAGCTAAGGTTATGCTTAGTCCGTTTGAGCTTGTAATAGTTACGGGGTAGTCCTCATCTGCAAAGTCGTTTAGGTTAAACTCTTTACGCTCAACATATACGCGTTTGTTTACAGGGTTTGTGAGATATAACTTATCATCGACAGGGTTTATGATCGCACTTGTACGATCCATAACCCACCTCGTCCAGCTGTTTGTGAAGCTGTTATAACAGAAGGCTTGGGTGGGGTAGGTGTCTGTTGTGTTGGTTAACGTGAATAATATGTAGAGCCTAGAAGATTCGTATCCTACAGCAAAGCTTGTAGATTCAAAGTTAGGGAAGTTTGCCGAGCTAACCCTAAGTAAGGTGTTCTCGATTGGCCTTGATACAACAGCAACTCCGCTATCACCTACAGCGATTACTCCCTGATCTGAGAACGTGAAGATCTGGTTATTAAAAGCAACACAGGTTTCTGGAGCTCTTATTATGGAGGTGTTATCGAATAAGGCTACGGTAAAGTTTGAAGGGCTTTCGCCTGTAAGCCTAAAGATACCGTCTGTCTTAAATATGAACAAACTATCCCTCAAAGGGACTATCTTGCGTATATCTTCGTTTGCTGATCCTATATCAAGGTAGTTCAACAAAGGAACCGCTTCAGGCTGTTGAAACTTACTGAAAAATAAACGATTCTTTCTGGTTTCGTTGTCGGATACGACGTACTCGCTTTTTTTGAAAAAATAACCTGTATTCCCCGCTGTTGTAACGTTTACAGGGATGGTGAAAGTGTTAGAGTTTACTACCGTAACCTTATATGTTCCGTTAACGCTAGGGGTGGAGTTAGATCCAAATATAACAATTTCTTCGTTGTTTGATAACCCATGGTTATTACTTGTAATGACTGTGGGGTTACCTACAGCTATGTTTGTTATGGGTCGTTTCTCAGGCAAGTTAGGGCTAAAACCTGCTCCGTATGTAGAACTCATATGAAACTCAACCCCACCTATACTCCTCTCCTCTATCAGGATCTTACCGGGCACCTCATCTTCACCTGAGATGTAGTAGGCGTAAACCAAGGTGTTGCTGTTAGATCTGTTTATGGCTTCTATAAGATATAGGGAGGTTTCAGCTATGTTCTCAGCTGGTGTAAGCGTGGTTTCAACCTTAAACTGGTTTGAGGCTAAGTTCATGCTACTTCCGGCCCAGTAGTCAACTCCAGCGATGGTTATCCTATCTTGAAACTCAAGGCTTACGGTATTGCTAGCTGTGGCTTGATTGGATAACGTAACCTGAGTATTGGAGTCGATAGAAACTACAGTCGTATTGGCTGGGATACCTGTTCCTACAACCCTCATCCCTACTCGTAATCCTGTGTTGTTAGGAAGTCCTGTAACAAAAGGTGAACCGTTAGTTGTTGTACCTGTTTTTGTCGTATACCCAAAGTTTGGCGAGCCTACACCAAGCAAGGTGAAGTTTAGCCTATGTCTGCTGATGGTGTTGCCGAAGAAAGTATAACCCTTATAAGTTGCCAAGACCTTAGCTAAAGGTGGTTTCTCGTTAGCTTGTAAGATACCTTGTTGCTGTACGTTTGTATAAAGTGCGGTACCTCTTAGAGAGTCAGGTGTCACGTCTTCTATCGTTATCGTCTTGTTTGTTATGTCAGCAGCAGTTACCACCCCCTCAAAAACAAGCTGCATATTATCATCAGGAGGTATGTTAGCTCCACCGGACAAACCACTCCTATACACTTGAAAAAACTCATTTTCTTTCACATCTGACGGTAGGTACCATGTGAGAGATACGTTCTTAGATCCACCTCCAGACGGGTTGATGACGATCAGCCTTTGGGACGGTGCTCCTAGGATGAGGTTGCCTTGTCTATCTCTGTAACAGTAGACTATCCTGTAAGCAACCTGATTGTTAGCTGGCATCCAGCCAGAAGACCCTGTTAACGTGAAATCCCCATCTAACCCTTTAGCCCCTCCAGCTGGTCTAACAGCATTAGGGACTAGGGAGTCGATCTTGTAGATACCGGATTGGGTTGTGAAGTAGAAGTTTTTGTTAGCTTGCACGGAATCTATCTTAAACCCTGTAGGGGGGGTATAGGTGCCTGTAAAGTTTACCCATGTACCTGTGTTGTCAGAATCAAAAGCTAGCTTGTTGTCGTAATTCAGTAACAGCGTGTCGTTGTAGGTAAACAGCTTATTTAAGCTTGTGGCCGTAAGAGCAGGTCCATAGAACGTTTGACCTCTCCTAGATTGGATGATAGACTCCCTATCTAGTACGACGTTATCGGCCACAGCCAGTGAGCCCGGAGGTGTTTCTGATAGGTTGTTTGGGTTGGTGTACAACCCTCCTCTTAATCTTAGATCAAGTTTCTGCATCGCAACACCCTACTAAAATCTTCTGATGCTAGTACCGTAGTCCCACAGACCGCTACCGTTGGATGTGACCCTTTTAACGGATGAATCTACCCTAGGACTTATAAGCTTAAGCATATCTTCCTTATTTTGATTGAGCTTTCGTTCGGCAGCAGCCATGCCTTCAAAATCGCCCAGGGCTTCAAGTACCTTAACAGCTGTAGCTTGAGCTAGTACCTTGTGAGCTTCTACGGGGATCTGAGGAATACAGCTAAAACCCTCTAAAGCAACGTAATCACCAACCTGAATGCCTGATACGGTGGTAAGGGTTAACGTAGGACTTGATATGGCTGTAATTTCTACAGACTCGATCACCGTCTGAAATGGTTGTGATCCTCTTACAACCGACAGCTTATTACCAACAGCCCATGTGCTAGGTACGCCGTCAAGCACTATCTGGTTGTTGTTTGTGTTTACCTGCGTGATCTTTGCTGCCTTGTTTAAAGGTACAAGCGTTAAAGGTCTTTTAAAGTAGAACACCCTTAATGTCCGTCCAGCATAGCTCCTAGCTGGGTACAAAACAACCTTGTTAGCTCTTACGATGAAGCCGGACACAGTAGTCGTCTCAAGATTTGAGCCTGAAACCTGCTCTGGGGCTATCCTAGGTATGGAGGTTAGGCTTCCGTCGTTAGGGTCCACAATACAAAGCTCGCGTAGTTTTTGTCCTATAGCATCAGCTGGGATCTCAAACTCAAAAGGGGTGCTAAGGTTAGCTGGAACAACAACATCCTTAAAACCAACAAAATACTCTTCCCTGACAGACATTATGAGAGGGATGATGTTTGTCTCCATCTCATCGTTTGCAAAGTCTACATAGTCCTCTACCTTAAACAGCTGCTGAGAGGTAGGACTTGTAGACCGTCTTTTGATAGCTTTAACCAGCTCTTCTGTCGTGTATCTAGACATGGTTTACTCTTTATTATCTTCTTCTAGCATCTTTTTTTTCTTCTTAGCTTCGATGATCTTTTTTAACAGTTCGGAACCATAGTCCTCGTCGCCATCTTCTTTCATGCCCTCATCCTTAGATGGTTCTTTCATAGGCATCTCAGAAGAAGAAGGCTTCTCCTCTTCATCTTTCATCTCCTCGAACTTCTTTTTAAGCTCTTCTTTAGCCTCATCTAATGGGACAACCTTCTCCTCGACTATCCTAGCCATAGGTTCCTCTTCATCCTCCTTCTTATGAGATAGTTTAGAACGAAGATCAGACTCGTCCATAACGTCCATAAGCTCTTCTAAGAGCATCATTTTGATCTGTTTTTCTAGGTTTTTCATGTTAATTCTCCCTTTTTATTAATATGTTAAATTTCCCCTAATTCTTGCAATTTAGCTAACAACTTAGCTTTTATGACATCCAAATCAGCTTGTGAAAACACCATCAAAATTTTTGGCTCAATAGATAGTATTTTGTTATAAGCCGACTTTAACGACCCCGCATATAGATGTTCACGGATAATGGTAAAATCTGGGTCTGTTAAAAGAACTTCTAAAGCTTGTTCGTTTATATTAGCTTGCTCGTTTAATACAGAAATTTGATCTATCATGTGCTCGCCAAATAAACGCTTTTGTCTTCTAGTTTCTAGTCTTTTCTGAGCTTCTATTTCAGCCGTAATGTCCTCAATTACCACTTCAAACTCGGCGGGGTGCTCGATCGTTGTCTCGGGAGAGACGACTATTTCCTGCATCTCTGTCACCGCAGGTGTAATGACGTTACCCTCCTCATCACGAACTTCGGGAGTGATGACTACCTCTTGCTGTTCAGTGATTCTTGGCTGAACCACTTCCGTATAAGCAGGCTTCCCCCACCATTGCTGCGCTGTACCTTCAGCTATCCAAGCATCAGCTTCGGCTTGGGTGTTAAATTCTCCTAAATGTGTAACTTGCCCATTTTTAATAATGTTTACTCTAAGCATTAGTAGATCCTCCACGAAAAGTTATTTCTCTGTGGTGCACCGGCAAGTAATGCGAGCGACGGGCTCACGGTATGCCAAACCATCGGCTTAAAAACATCTCCCGCTTTAACTGGATAACCTTTCACCGTAACGACACAAGTAGCTTGCCCATTTCCTGTCGGAGCTATATCAGTTGCTTGTATATCAACTAAACTCGGGCTAAATCTTCTAATAAATGCTGTTCTTATCCCGTTTGGATTACTCACAAATGTCGCCACAAAAGAAATGTCTAAAAATCCAGACCTATTAATTGTAAGCTCACCTGTTGATGGATTAAAAATTCCATGAGTATCAGAGACAACAGTCCAACCTGTCGGAGCAAAATCAGTAAATTGTGGTATGCTAGGGCCGCTTGATAGACTAGCATACCCCGTCACCACTTCACCCATCGCAATGGTCTGCGGGGATGAGATGCGTTCGATGGAGACGAAGTTCGGCTCGTTAGCTCCACCCACCTCAAGAGACCTGTTGGCGCCGCTTGATTGAAACAATCCAATACTAACTGCATCACCAGCTTTCAGATACAGCGTTCCTGAAATACTTATTCCTCTTTCTTCTGCTGTTATCGTAGTTACATACCTTGACCTTGTTCCTCTAACAATTGGACTGCCATTTCTGTGAAGCTCTAAAAACGCACCGCATTCGGTGCTTGCTGGAAAAAGAATAGTTGCATTAGCACTAACTCTATAATAACCACTTACCGGAGCAATATATCTCCAAGTATTTTGCCAGTTTGTACTGTGACCGTTACCAGCACCGACAACACTCGATGTAGTATCAAAATCTTTTGAGTTAAAATCTATAAATGTCGCCGTATTATTTACAAGAGTGCCGCCTACTGTAGCTCTATAAGTAGCCGCAATCTCCCGCCCATCATACCCATCGCTCATCTTTACTGAAGACGACCAGCCTTGGATGGGGGCTTCAAGCTGACAGAAAAACTCGTCTCCAGCTCCCCAAGTAAAAGGGAAGTTTGATTGCACT